CCTTAGTAGGCTCAGTATTAGCTAATGACTTTACTACATTGTCGATTGCGTTGATTGTCTTAACTGATTTCATTTTTAATTCCTTCACATTATGTCGTAAGCGATTGCCCCGATCCATAACTAAAGTTTAACAGAGTTTGTCATAAGATGTCAAGCGTTATCACTCTTTAGATGTAACCTTACATCCAGTCCCCCAAAGCGACCCCCCATGGCAACGCTACAGCTTAGGAGTCCCGCTGGCTTGTAGGTTTGCTATTACGCACAACCAATACTGTGTTTTTCAAAGTCAGCGGCAATTCGTTTTGAAATACCTACCCCCATACAAGTTTTAAGTACCTAGGCAAAAAAATTTTTGTGTTGTATACTACACATATTGTTGCACCGCAGCATTCATGAATTTTCATGAAAAATCTTGAAAGGAAATACTATGTTTACATTTGAAGATCAATACAAGAAAGTAGAACAGTTGGCTGAGCACTATAAACAGATCAACGATTTTTGGATTCACTCCGTGCTATCTAGCATTAAAACGTTTTTAAAAACTAAGTAATACCCTGCGGGTGAGTAAAAGCTCACCTGCCAAAACACCCCCCTTGTACTTTTTAAGTACCTAGCACCCCGCATATTTATTTTCAATTTCGGCAAAATCGGCCCGAAGTCTTTTTAGTTATTGATGTTGTATGGGGGTCAGTAATTTAAAATTGGTACCTATAGGTATAAAAACGACTACGCAATTACAACCTATAAGTATAAAAATAGACACACTACAAAAACTTACTATATAATCACTCCATCATCAATGTCTGGACCTGGACCCGATGCAAATACAAATTGAACCTGACGTATCTATTCCACTGCCCGAAGACAATCCGGTGCTGGATAACTTCAAAGAACGAGCAGATGCTGCGTGTAAAACCGCAGAGTTGTTAGAACTAGATATGACTCCCACAGAAGAAGATAAGGCTGTGGCGGAGAGAACTGTCTATAATATTGCCGAAAACGAAACACAAGCTAACAAAGTATTAGTTAAAAAAGCATCCCAGATGCGCCCCGCTACTTATGGCGAGGTAAAGTCATTATTAGATGAGTTCTCAGTGCGGGTAGTAGATAGTGCTGTACAGATCCGCTTACTAGTAACAAACAAGCTCTTGCTAGAATCTGGCAACGACGACCCCAAGATCCGTATCCGTGCACTAGAACTATTAGGTAAGATTACCGACGTGGGTCTGTTCACCGAGAAGACGGAAGTAACGATCAATCAGCAGTCTACCCAGGACCTCACTGCGTCGCTACGTGCAAAAATACGACGGCTCATGCTCCCAGACGAGATAGAAGACGTGGTTATCAATGGCGAGACGATCGACCTGGATGAAGAGATGGGTTTGACGAAATCTGAGGTTAAAGCGAAAGACGTAGACTTAAGCGATGAGTGATGTATTAAACGACCTCACGAATTTGACGGACAGTGAACTACAGTTCTTGTTTGATAATATTGACTCGTTTTCCGCAGAAGAAGCAGCCGAGCTACTGAAAGTAACGGATGAGCTAGAGAAACGAAGAGACTCCCAGCAATGCCGGGATGATCTCATCTACTTCTGTAAAAAAATGCAGGCCGACTATAAAGTGGGTAAACACCACCGGGTTTTGGCGAATATTCTAATGGACATCGCAGAGAATAAGAAAGACCGTGCATGTGTCAATATACCACCAAGACATGGCAAATCACAGTTAGTTTCAATATATTTTCCAGCATGGTTCCTAGGTAAATACCCTGATAAAAAGGTGTTGATGGTCTCCCATACGACTGACCTTGCTGTGGACTTTGGACGAAAGGTAAGGAACTTAATTGACAAACCTGAATATAAACAAATCTTCCCAACGGTCAGTTTGGCGGCTGATAATAAATCTGCTGGTCGCTGGAATACTAACTCTGGCGGCGAATATTATGCTTGCGGTGTTGGCTCTGCTCTGGCGGGTAGGGGAGCGGACTTACTCTTGGTGGACGACCCACATAACGAACAGGACATAATTAACGGAAACTACGACGTTTTTGATAAAGCATACGAATGGTTCACTTATGGTGCTCGAACTCGTTTAATGCCAGGTGGTAGGGTAGCTATTGTGCAAACTCGCTGGCATATGGATGACTTAACGGGTAAAGTAGTACGTGACATGGCTATGAATGATGAGGCAGACCAGTATGAAGTCGTCGAGTTTCCAGCAATTTTTAATGAAAATACAAATGAAGAGCGAGCCTTGTGGCCTGAGTGGATGCCATTATCCACTTTGCGTAAAACTAAGGCTTCTATGCCACTGTTCCAGTGGAACGCTCAGTACCAACAAAACCCAACCGCTGAAGAAGCCTCTGTAGTTAAGCGTGAATGGTGGAATTGGTGGAAAAAAGAGAGTCCACCCGAAGTAGAGTACGTCATTATGTCCCTAGACGCTGCAGCCGAAACCCATAATCGAGCCGACTTTACTGCACTAACCACGTGGGGAGTGTTTTACAATGAAGAAACGGAAAACCATAACATTATTTTGTTAAATTCAATCAAAAAACGGGTAGAATTCCCTGAATTGAAGGATTTAGCGCTCAATGAGTACCGTGAATGGGAGCCAGATGCGTTTATTGTTGAGAAAAAGTCTGCTGGTACGGCGCTTTATCAAGAACTAAGACGCACAGGGATAATAATTTCGGAATATACACCGCATAGAGGTAGCGGAGATAAGCTAGCTAGGTTAAATAGTGTAGCAGATATCATAAAATCCGGACTTGTCTGGGTCCCGGAAACTCGCTGGGCAGAAGAAGTAGTGGAAGAAATTGCAGGATTTCCGTTTATGAGTCATGATGACTTGGTTGATTCGACGGTGATGGCATTAATGCGGTATAGACAAGGTGGGTTTATTAGATTACCTACCGATGAACCGGAAGATATTAAGTTATTTAAGTCACAAAGACACAAGGGTTACTACTAAGGATAAAGCATGGCGACAAATATGGACAAAGCACTCTACGAAGCTCCCGTAGGTATAGACGAATTAGCTGCACAAGAACCGGATGATGTAGAGGTTGAGATTATCCTAGATGGGGAAGATGACGACGAAACTACTGAAACTCCGGAAGAAACAGGAGCGGAAAAGTTTGATGCTAACTTAGCAGAGTATATAGATGATGGTGAGCTTGCTACTATTGCTGGCGATTTAATCGGAGAGTTCGATGCCGATATTAGCGCACGTAAAGACTGGATACAAACATACGTTGATGGTCTAGAACTTCTTGGTTTGAAGATCGAAGAACGCACTGAACCTTGGGAAGGCGCATGCGGTGTATATCACCCACTCCTGTCTGAAGCGATTGTAAAGTTCCAAGCAGAAACAATGATGTCTATTTTTCCTGCAGCTGGACCGGTAAAGACACAGATCGTTGGTAAAGAGACTCCAGAGAAGAAAGAGTCTGCACAGCGTGTTCAAGATGACATGAACTATCAGTTAACTGATGTCATGCAGGAGTACCGCCCTGAAACAGAAAGAATGTTATGGGGTTTAGGTTTAGCAGGTAATGCGTTCAAGAAAGTTTACTTTGATCCTAACCTGAACCGTCAAGTAGCAATGTTTGTTCCTGCTGAAGATATCGTAGTTCCTTATGGCGCTGCCTCTTTAGCTGCTGCAGAACGTGTAACCCACGTAATGCGCAAAAATGAAAATGAGGTTAAGAAGTTACAGATTGATGGGTTCTACCGTGATATTGACTTAGGTGATCCAGTAAACGTACTAGATGAAGTTGAGAAGAAGATAGCTGAAAAGCTCGGCTTCAAAGCGACAACAGATGATAGGTACAAACTTCTTGAGATGCACGTAAACTTGGATCTTCCAGGTTTTGAGCACACTAACTCTAAAGGTGAAGAAACCGGTATTGGTTTACCTTATGTAGTTACTATTGAGAAAGGAACGAATAATGTTCTTGCTATCAGACGTAATTGGGACCCTGAAGACGAAACTTATCAAAAGCGTCAGCACTTTGTTCACTACGGATATATTCCTGGCTTTGGCTTCTATCATTTTGGTCTTATCCATCTTATCGGTGCTTATGCTAAATCTGGTACTTCCCTTATCCGCCAGCTTGTTGATGCGGGATCACTTGCGAATTTGCCAGGTGGCTTTAAGACCCGTCGG